CGCCAGCCACGAGGGTTGGTGACCTTTGTTCAAGGAAGCCAGCATAACGATCAATGGCAATCCTCTAACGGTAGCTCAGGCAATGACCGTTCGTGTGTCCCTGGCCCAATTCATGATCGACATCCAGGAGCCCGGTGCTCTCGGCGACGATGAGAATGGGCAAGCGATCCGCGAGGGCTACCTCACAGCGATCAGACAGATTCTGGAGTTCATGCGATGACCGAGTGGACCAATGCCGAGATAAGCCCGAAGCCGATCACCGCCATGCTCGTCAAGGCCTGAATGGTTGGTGTGATGGGCGTGATCACATATCGCTTTTTTCTCGCCTGCCCCGCTTGCGGCAAGCAGCTGGAGATCGAGCGCGACAGCAAGGCCGAGAACCCGCGCCGGAAGTGCGAGGTCTGTTGGACGCGAAAGCGGGACATCGTGAATATGAAAGTCGTCAGAATCCAAACGATGATCGAGGGAGGACTGCGGCAATGATCAGCTCGCAGCTCAAGCCAAAAGGGTTCCTCGTCGGCCGCCCGACCACGGCCGGCTGGGAGGGAAGTGGGTGCGCGTGGTTACCCTGCCGATGCGTGCCCACTTCCACCCACTCATTTCAAGCACGCGAGCCGCAGCCGGGCAATTTGAGAGGCCTTGTTATGTCGACAGAATTTTTTAGTTTCAACCGATGGGATCTGCATGTGCTGGCGGATGCATTGAAACTTTACCTTGCTAGCGCCAAGGCACCCAACATGCGCACACCGGCCGAGACGCAAGATGTCGAGGATGCGGAGGATCTTCTTTACTGGATCGAACATGCACAAAATCAATCGCCCAACCTCAGTTGGCCTATAGACCCTCGATGGCCAGAGTCTCGCCCACCCAAGGACATCTGCGGCCTGTGCGGCAAACCGATTCGCACCATGGCGATTCAGGCGGATCGCTGGTTTCATCTTGAATGTTATGAGCGCGACAAGGCACAGAAGTGATGCGCGGAACGATGACTCTGATCGAGCCGGACAGCGTGTCGGTGACCGAGCTGACCGCGCCGCCCGAGCTGGAAGCGCTGCAGCACGCCGTCGGCGGCTATATCGAGCAAGTACCGTGGTTCCACTGGTTCATCGGGGTGCCGTGCGTTGCCTTCTGCAACGAGGAAGGCAAGCTGCGCAAGTTGCTGTACAACGAGGTGGCGACGCTGGCGTGGACGGCGGCCGTCATGCACGACCATGGCCGATTGAGCGGCTTTTGCGATCGCCTCGTCGGCCCCGTCGTGGTGCTCACTGGCGACCGTGAGTTCATGGAGGCTCTATGATGACCACCAAACGCTTCGCCGCCAACACCTCCGTCCCTGTCGACCGCAGTCGCGCCGAGATCGAGAAGCTGATCCACCGATACGGCGCGACCGCGACCGCGATCATGAACGCCAGTGATCGCGCCGTCATCGCATTCGAAATGGAGGAGCGCCGCGTCGTGTTTGAGCTCCCGTTGCCGCGGCGCGACGAGCAACGTTTCACGCACTATCGCTACCGCGGTTGTCTGCTCAAGCCACGCTCGTCGATCGAAACGAACAGGGTGTACGAACAGGCGTGCCGACAGGCGTGGCGGGCTCTCTCTCTGGTGATCAAGGCTAAGCTGGAAGCGGTCGAGGCCGGCGTCTCGAGTTTCGAGGACGAGTTTCTCGCCAACATCATGATGCCCGACGGCAAGACAGTTGCGGCTCACGTGCGCCCGCGCGTGGCCGCGATCTACGAATCCAACACCATGCAGCCATTGCTGCCAGGACCGACGCACTAGAAGGACGAGTGAGCTACCCATCCCGAGTTGGTCCCCCGCAGGCGCGGCGGCAGCGCGCGGGTCATCAAGGCCGGGCTGACACGTGGTCTCGGGTCATGGGTTCTTTCGTTTGCCACAACCAAGTCCGGCAAGCCGCCGATTTTACAGAGGTAGCGCCATGCGTGAGACGCTGAACAAGGCGATTGCCGATATTCCCATGCCGGACCGCATGCGGCGCCTGCCGATATCGTCGGAAGGCTACCCGGTGCCGTGGTTCGTGGCGTCGCCGAAAGGCAAGCCGGATTTCCGCGTCGTCAACACCGGCGCCCCCGGCCGCGCTATCCGCGCCAACCTATGCTGGATATGCGGCCAGACGCTTGGCCGGTTCCGCGCGTTCGTGATTGGCCCCATGTGTGCCGTAAACCGGGTGTCGTCGGAACCGCCATCGCACCGCGATTGTGCCGAATATGCGGTTAGGGCTTGTCCGTTCCTCACGCGGCCGCGCATGCGGCGCAACGAACAGGACTTGCCGGCGGAACGCATCACGCCGGCTGGCATTGCGCTGGCGCGCAATCCCGGTGTGGCGCTGGTGTGGACGACGCGCACGTTCAAGCCGTTCCGCACCCCCGACGGCGGGTGGCTCTACCAGATAGGCGACCCCGACAGCCTGCAGTTTTTTGCCGAGGGTCGCCCGGCGACGCGCGACGAAATCATGGCGTCGGTGGAATCCGGCCTGCCGCTGCTGCAGGACATGGCCCAGAAAGAGGGGCAGGCCGCCATCACCGCGCTTGACGTCCAGGTTGCCGCCGCCATGCGGTTAATCGACGAGACGGTGCCACGGTGGAGGTGAACATGGACCGGGTACCGCGGGCGTTTGCGTTTCACGTCTATTGGTGTGAGGACCCGAATTGCGGCCCGCACATTTTCTTGCTGCACGAGGACGGCGAGCCGTTCGCGGAAATGGTGCTGACGGCGGACGCCGCGCGCGGGCTGGCGAAAGAGATACACGACATGCTGTATGAAAAGGCGACGACGAGGTAGGGATGGAGGTTTGGCTATGAAAAAACCTGAACGACTTGGCGACGCGCCGATTGAACAGAAGTACCGCCAGCAAATGAATGCCCTCGCCGGATTTCTCGACGAGCACTTTAATGGCGCCTCCAAGGGCAATGCCCGTAAAACCGGATTCGTGTTGTTGGTGTTCGACTTCGGTGACAAGGGCCGCGCCAACTACATCTCAAACGCCAACCGCGCCGATGTCGTCACGCTGTTGAAAGAACAGCTCGCGCGGTTCGAGGGGCAACCCGAGATGAAGGGGCGAGCATGACCGATAAGCCATACAACGTGGTGCTGATCGACAACGCGCCGGGAACGTTCCTGCGCATAGATGAAATTTGGGCGTTCGTGTCAGTGGATGAACACGGCAATGAGGGGATCATGGCTGCACCGCTGATCGATGGCGTCATGTCGATGCCGCTGATTGCCGCCGATGCTGCCCGTCTCACGAGCTTGATGCCGGTCGCACAACAAATGGCTGACATGTTTGGCCGCGAGGTGCGCTTGGTGAAATTTTCCACCCGCGACATCATCAAGACGCTCGTGCCGAAGAGCAAGCCATGACCGACGCAATCGACAGGCAAAACGCGGAGTTCGACACGCTGACCACGCTCGCACGCGAGTGGAAAATCCTTCAAGGCATTGCTGTCGTCGATGACGACTATCCGGCATATCGCGCTCGCTACGAGACCGCGCTGCAGAAGTTCATCACCGCGCTCGGCGAGAACGGCCGCTTCAACCGCGCCCAGCGCTCGCGGCATCCCGCAGACATTGTGAACTGGTGCCAGCCGATCGAGGAAAACCTAAAATGACCGAGAACGTCCGCCGCTGGGTCGATCCCATCAGCGGCTATCGCTGTAAGGCGTGCCTCGTGGAGGAGCTTGGGCATTGGTGCGGATATGCCGAGGTGCCGCCCGGCCATCCGTTGCACGGCGTTGACCGCAACGCCCGCATGAAGCCCCCGCCTGGATGGCTTGACCGGGCCCGCCCGCTGCAGGCGTTGAGCGTCATGGATCTGTTGCTCGTCCACGACGGCAGCGTGCCGCTTGGCTTGTTGCTGGAAGTGCATGGTGGCGTCACGTTTGCCGGTGCGCACCATGATGACACCGGATGGTGGTTCGGTTTCGATTGCGCCCATGCCGGCGATCTCGTCCCTGGCCTGCCGCGCATTCCCGGCGCGCCGCAATGTGTTTATCGCGACATCGATTACGTCACCATGGAATGCCAGCACCTGGAGGAACAGCTGCATCAGCTTGCCACCGTCGCGCTTGCGAACATCAAGACATGACCTTCGATCTCACCACCTTGTGCCCGCACTGCGGCGCCGCGCACGAGTGTGCCACGCCGGTCGGTTGCCCCGACATTCGCCCGCGTGAGGGCGCCGTGGCGCTGTGCCATACCTGCGGCAAGTTTTCGATCTTCGACACCGACGGAGCCTTGCGCAAACCGACCGCGGACGAGCTGCGCCACGTCGAGAAGCACAACAAGGGTGCCGCCCGCGCGCGCGCCGCGTGGCTCGCTCTCCACGGGGCAAGGCAAGGGCCGAGAAGGCAATGAGGCTCGCCTTCCGCAAGGGCTTCGATCCCCGCCGCCTGACATGGGGCTGGATGCAGGCACCCTTGTCGTCCCACATCATCAGCGGGACCTCGGGCAAGCCGCCGCTGCAATACGAACAGATCGCGGTCGGAACGCTGTCAGGCCGTCCCTGCGATGAATGTGAGGAGCGCTGGATCGAGGTAGTGCGTTAGCTTCGCACGTGGGCATGGCCCGTTTTGCCCACCCTTCTATTCAAGGCGAATTGCAAATGTGCCGGCCACAGCGGCGGGCAAACGGCCCGTTTTTCCCCAACGTCGCGATGCAGCCGAGTTGCAAAGACCGGCCACATTGGGCGGCCACAGTAGCAAAAATTAAGGCCCGCTCGGTTTTGGCGGACCCCTATTTTCTTCAGCAATTTCAGGGCTTTATCTTTGGTCGGGGCAGCCGGATTTGAACCGACGACCTGGAGTACCCAAAGCTCCCGCGTTAAAAAGAACATCACCGCACAAAACCTAGTCAAACCCTTTCAAAACAATAGCTTTTCCGTTCTCGGCCATGGCTCCACAATGTGGCCAAAAAGGCGCAAAAGGGCGGAAAAGGACCCGTTTTGATGCAACGACCGGCCACAGCAGCGGCCACAGAACTAGGCCACCATGGCCGCTCCTTAGCGCGCGGCAGGTACGTATCTCCCGTGCAGCCCGCATGTGGCTGGTTGTGTGGCTGGTTTATGTGGCCGGTTGCCTCTCTCGTGTACAGCCACACCGGCCACACACCTGAGAATGTTTCACGTGAAGCATCAGGCATTTTGCCAGCATTGCTAAACATCAGAACTCCTTGTGCAACCGTGCGCAGTTTTGCTCACTTTATGCGAGACAAACCGGACCTGTGCGATGTGCGCAGTTTTGCACACTTTGTACGGGAGCCGGCGGCCGAGTTCAATAATCCCGGGCGCCGACAATGGCCAGAGCCGCGCGCGACCTATGTTTCCGGCCGGCGCTTGCGCGTGTGCCGTTTCAGGTCCTCCAGCCGCTGCATCAAGGTGACCGCCATGGCCATGCAGGCGTCGTTGTGCGCCTCTTCCGCGGCGTACATGACAGCCGCCTTGGCGGCGTCAATGGCGTCGTTGTAGGTGTAGCGGACCGTCGACGGGTAGCGGGTCATTATTCCGAGCCTTGGTTGATCTGTCCATCGACTGCCGTCGCGAGGTCCTCGACCGTGCAGATCGATTCCACGTCATCTTCTGGTAGCGTGACACCGAAGCGGCGCTCGACCTCGCCGATGAACTGGTCCAGCTCCTCGGCCTCCATGCCGATCTCGTCGAACTGCGACTGCGCGTCATCGCCTGGCCGCAGCCAGCCGCGGTGCATCAGCATCTCGATGATCGCTGGCAGGGTGCTCAACGCACTATCTCAGGTTCTGACCAGATGCCGGCTTCCGGCTTCGGATCAACCCCGTGCCATAGTTCGGCGCGCCCACACCTCGGGCACTGGCACACACTCACCCTGGACGGATGATTGAGCAGCACGCCGCAATCACAGGCGATCCATAGATGGTTGACGGTTGGCGTCCAGAAGACATCAAGCAGCTTCATGACCGGCCGATCCGCCCCGCGGCCCGCAGCTCGGCGGCCTGGGCTTCGATCGCTGACGGTGTCTTGGCGCTCTGGCCCCACACAATCCCGGCGATCACCAGGAGCGGCCCGGCGATGTCGAGCACGATCGCCGTCCAGGTGTCGACGTCGCCCTGTGCCACGCCGAAACCGACCGCAACCATGCCGATGACCTTGAGCGCATCACGGATGATTTCTTTGACTTGTTCCTGCGTCATGACGTTCTTCCTTCACGCTTAGCCGTCGTGCCTGACCTTCCCGATCAGCTCGTGGTCGGCCACGTCCGTCGGATTGCCGGTTGCGAGCGTGACCGCCACGCCGCCCTTGGCCTTCACGATGATCTCGACCTCGGGCGTGCCGTCAAACTCCTCGACCTCGATCACCTCCGGGGCCTTGACCACGACATCGTTGGCAACCGCGACCGCGATCTCGACGGTCGGTGCATTCGGCTCCGGTTGTTGATGTCCAGGCTCCTCGACCTCGGGCAGCTCCTCGGTGGCCGGCTCCTCGTTCTCGACCAGGCGTTGGACGTCGGCCAGCAAGTCATCTAGGCGACCGTCGATGGTGACCTCGCGCCGATTGATCGGCCCCCAATGTTTCCGTCGCAGCCGCAACCCCACGCCGGTCATCAGCGCCGCGAAGGTCGGGCAGTATTTCGCCAGCCATTGATAATAGGTGCCGGTGCCGGTGCCGTAGGTCTCGACCTCCCTGGCTGACGGTGAGACATCAACCGAGAAGCTCTCGCGGAAGCCGTTGGGATCGACCCGGTACTCCTCGAACAGCCCACGGATGGCATTTGACGCCGTGTTCATATTCCAGCTCGTCTGGAACAAGCCGGCCTCGCAGGTGTCGGCGGTGGTGTTCGACGCACCAGGGTCTTTGCCCTTCCAATGATTGCCGGTCGACTCGCGCATCCCCAGGCCGACGAGCAGCACGAACAGATGCCGCAGCGTATCGAGGCCGGAAGCGGTGTTCTGCATTCCCTTGGCGGCAAACTCGGCCCGCAAGTACGTGAGCGCGTCGGTGCCGGCATCGCCGGTCTCGGCGCCGGCCATGATCAGCGCCGCACTGTCGCCCTTGCGATAGCGCTCGACCGCGAGCGCAAACGTCTTGGCCATGCCCAGGTAGTAGCCGCCAGGCGCGCGACCCCGGTTTGGCCATTGGATCGAGTTGACGCCGCTGCGGATCACCATCTGGTCGATCGCGCCCTCCAGGTCCTCGGGGATGCCATCGTCGCCGGCGTCCAGGCGCAGCTCGAGCTCGTCCAGCAGGCGCCACGACACCGGCCCGACAATGCCGTCGGCGCCCGCTCCGTGTGCGCGCTGAAACGCCTTGACGCCAGCCTCGGTCATCGGCCCGAAATCGTTGTCCATCGGCAGGCCGAGCACGCGCTGGATCTCGCCGACATGTGCGTTCCTGTCCCCGCGCTTCACCACCGGTCGCCCGCTCGGCGGCGGCGGTGGAGCGGTGACGCCGCCGATCGCCTCGGCGATGCCGGCCGCGATCTTGGCAAACGACGCGCGATAGAGATCGCAGTCAATCTTGGAATCCACGAAACAGACTTCAAGAAGGATCGCGTTCGCAAGGCCGTTCAGGAAGGCAAGATTGGTGCGGTGCTTCGCGCCGCGATTGGTAAGCCGGCCGGCGCTGGCAATGGCCTGCGAGACCTTGGACGCGAGCGCCTGATTGGACCTGTGACAAACTTCCGCCCCCATGTTCCGCGTCGTCGTCACCTGGAACGCGTTGTAGTGGATCGAGATGTGCTGGCCGCTCTGCCGCTTGTGCCAGTTCACGATGTTGCTGAGGTTGGCGCTGACCGATGTGGCCTTGTCCTCGTTGAACGTCGCCACCTTATGACCGCCGTCGGAAAGAATGCGGGCCACCTCTGCCAACATACGGCGGGCTTCGTTCACTTCATCCAGGCCCCACGGCGACGGGCCTCTGGCGCCGCGCACTTTCAGACCATGGCCGCTGGAGATTGCAAAATTTGCCAATGTGATCTCAACTGTCCTATCTGGAGCTACAGGCGGCACTGAGGGGGCTGCACAATCATGATGAAGTGGTTCGGCTATGCCGTCATTGTTGTCGTCGCCATCGTGTTCTGCCTCGTGACGGGGTTGTTCATCGCCCACCTTGCCCCATGGTATCCTTGATGTTCGTCATGGGGTGGGTTTCTCCGGCGGCTTGAACGGCGGTGGCGGCCGTTCCGTTTCCGGTTCGGGCAGCGGCCGCGAGCCGGTGAATTCAAACATGTTCGGTTTCGGCCCGTCGCCCGGCCACGCCCAAAACGGAAACATCGGCAGGAACCGGCGTTGCATGTCCTCTACCTGCACGTCCCGCGGCACCGCCACGACGTCATCGCCATTCGACATGGTCAAGCCCTCCAATCACGGAACGAACAACCCGCCATTCGCCACCAAGCCGTCCAGATTGCCGGGCATCGTGTTGCCGTATCCCTGGATAATCGAAAGATTGGAACTCGTGTAACGCGGCCCGCTGGTGCCCGTTCCGCTGATCGTGCAGGCGAAAGAGGCCGCTGACAATTCTTGCGCGCGGACGAACGATTGCGTGAAGTTCATGTTGTTGACCACCAACGAGACGCCACCAATGTAAGAGAAAAAGTTGGAATGCGCGGACGATGAAATTCCCCAATCGAGCGACACGCCGCCGCCATTGAAACGAATCGCGCCGGGCATAAGTTCAAGGTTGCTGCTGTAGCCAAGCGTGATGAATGTGCCCCGGCCCGGCGACACGCTGGCGTCAAAATTGCAATTGCTCATGCTCGCGCCCGTGCCATGCATCAGGCTCAAGCACATTGGGTAATACGCCAGGTCGCTCAAACCAAATTCAAACGTCACGCCCTCAACAAAAAAGTTGCTGACGCTGCTGACGCCCAAATTCCACCCAAGCCCGCCACCGACAAAGAGCGCCGTCGGCCCCATCATGATGCGGTACTGGTCCGGCGCCGCGGGGTTGCCATGCAACGCGAGCAATCCGCCATAGGGGCCAAGCTGCCCCGCCTCATAACGCCCCGGAATGCCAAAGCGCAAATGCAGCGTGAACACCATGCTGGGCATGTAACGGCTGCGCAGCCGCGCCCATGCGCCGTTGATGGTGCGAAAAGCCTTATCCGCGCTGTTCGCGGTGCCATCGCCGCTGATGTCGCTGCCGTCCGTGCGAATCCAGGCATTAACGTCGCCGGTCATCGGCAAAATGATTTGTGATCGCACCATGGACAGCATGTAAAAGCGGCCGTCCTGATAGCCTATCAGCACGGGAATGCCGGCACGGAAATCATCCGCCTGCAGATTTAATCCGTCGTTGCGCACGACGGGCACAAGCCCGCGGCCGTTGACGTTGAGCCGCACCGCACCGGTGTTGGTGACTTCCGGCACCACGCACAGCACCAAAAAATTGTTGTACGTTGGGTAAAGTTCTGGGTCCAGCGTTGCCGTGTAATCGTTCGGCGGCCCGAACGCGATCGCTCCCACCGTCAGCCCGCGCTGGATCAGGTAACGCACCGCAAGCTCGAGATTTTCCTGCGACACCGGGTTATAGGCCAGCTTGGCCTCGTCGACGGTGGCAATAACCTCACTTATGAGGCTATTGACGACTTCAGGCCGAAGCCGGACATCACAGCCATTTCCGTAGTACAGTGCCGCCGTGCTGAGCGGCGAGATTTGCGGCGGATATGCGCGCGCGGGATTGTTCGGCGTCGCCGGGTTCGGCGGGATGCCGCCGTCGGCCGCTTGGGGGAAAATGCCGCTCATGTCACACCCCCTTTCGCCGCAGCCGCTTCGAGCGCGGCGACGCGTGCGGTCAAATCATCGATTTTGCGGAAAGCATCCTGCAGCGTTTGCAGCAGGATTGGAACATACTTCGAATAGTCGACGCCCCACGGCTGGAAATCGGCATCGCCCGGTGCGCCGCGCCCCGGCGTGACGGCTGGCGGATAAATCTGTTCGGCGTCCTGCGCCATCACGCCGACGTCATCAGCGCCGCTGGCCGCCCACGTGAACGCCTGCACGTCCAGCGCGTCGACGATGGCGCGCCCGTCAGTGAACGGCTGCACGTTCTCTTTCAACCGCGCGTCCGACGTGGTGTTGTAAACAACTTGGTCACTGCCAATCGCGATATTGCCAACGACGGCGCCAGAAGAATACTGAAAGGCAATAGCGCTGGTCATTGCTGCCGAGCGCGAGCGAATTATCATGCCGTGATTGGTATCAAGTCCGGTCGTCGTGCTAATGTTCGCAATGTTGGAGAGATTCAAGTCGATGATAGAGTCAACGCCAGCCCCCAACCGATTGCAGCGCGTGTTCCCGTCAACGCGTCGCACCCAGAACGGCACGTCAAGGCCGGTGCCCGCGTCGTTGTAACGCCACAGTCTAAAATCCGACCCGTTGTTGCTGCCGATTTCCGTAGTGCTGTTGACGGCCTCAAATTGCCAGCGCACGAGGCCGCCCCGCGAAAAAACAAGGCCCGCCTGCAATGGAAGTGGTGTGCCGCTGGCGTTTAATATAATCGCTGCACCAGTCCTAGCTATCGTAAGATTCCCTGTCATCGTGTCGCCAGCCTTGGCGACTTTGCCGGCGTCCGCCGTGTCGACGTACAGTTTGGTGGCGGCGTGCAAATCAAGCGTCGGCGCACCGGACAGCACCAACGGCCCGGTCATGGTGTCGCCGGCCCGCGCGACGCGGCCGCCCGCCGCCGTGGTCGCCACCGACAGCGCCGTCTGGTCGACGTAGAGCTTCGTCGACGCGTGCAGGTCGGCCGTCGGCGTCCCCGAGAGCGTGAGCGGCCCCGTCAGCGTGCCGCCGGTCAGCGGCAGGAACGACGCGCCGCCGCTGCCGCCACCGGCCTCGATCCACTCGCCGTTGGCGCGCCCGTAGGTGACGCCGTCCATCGGCGCCTCCTCGACGAAGTTTGCCAGCAGATACTGCCGGGTGACCGCATGCATCGGTTGGGTCGGGTCTGCGAACAGCGAGAGCATTCCGCCCATCGTGTCGCCAGACCGGTTGACCTTGCCGTTCACCTGCGTGCCGAGCGCATCGACATACTGCTTGGTCGTCGCCTCCATCGGCTCGACGGGATCACGCGAGAGGAAGAACGGCCCGAGCATCGAGTCGCCTGCACGCGAGACCTTGAATGAAAACTGCTCGACCAGCGCGTCACCGACATTCGTGATGATGTTGGTATTGAACGGATACCCCAGGCGGTCCACGGCGGCGAGCAGCTCGCTCGTGAGGGCATTCAGCTGGCAGTCGGTGAGGACCGTCGTGCAATCGGCCGAGACGTACCATGGCCCGTCACCGTTCACCTGGTGTGTCGGCGTGAAGCCGTTGCACACGTTTGCGCCCGGCGCGACGCCGCCCTTGTCTCGTGGCGGGAAGATCGCAGCCATGGGCGTTTCACCTCCTACTGATTGCCGCGGAATGCGCGCCCGAATCGTTCGAGGTCTTCGGCGTGGAGGCACGATGCCAGAATTTTTTGCGTCTCAACCACGTATTGGTTCCGTTGCACGAGCGATTGATGCCCGCTGTAAAAAAGATACGCGAGCAATGCGAGATTTGTGGCGATCGACGCGAGCACGAGTGGATCTTTGATCGTCTCGATAAACGTGCGCGCGGTCTTGCCGCCTTCCTCGATTGCGTTCATGCGTCTGCCTCGACCGGAGCATCGGTCCCGCTGATTCTTAGCACGGGAGTTGCGGAGTGGCGAGGGTGGCCTCAGACGATGCAATTCGCCGGGTCGCACTGGTACACGCAATAGAGCGGCCCGCGCGGGAGGAGCTGCGGCAACAGCCACTGCCATGCCTCGTAGAGTTCTGGATCGTGCGGCAGCGTCGTCGGCCCGGCCGGCAGATTGCAATTCTCGGGAATGACGATGTCCTGCGGACACATGATGATGTTGAGACTGAGCGGCGGCCGCTGACAGGTCGGGATCAGCCGCAGAATGTCGGGCGTACCGCCGGCGGTGACGATGGGGTCCGGCGGACAGGGCAATCGCGGCGGACAGACAGGCTCATCCCGCGCCATTGTCCACCAGCCAGGCGCCTCACAATTCATGTCGCCAGCGTAGCGAGTCCACATGTCCGCGCCGAATCGGTGGGCGAGCTCCAACAGAAACTCCCAGTTCATCGGCCGGCCGTCATATCGAATCTGCAACAGGATGCAGATCAGGAACGCCAGGATGTGATCGGACCAGCCGGGGCCGCACTGATCGGGATGCGTGATGCCCATGCGCTCGGCCCACTGGCGAATCAGCTTGTCGGCGGTGCACGGGTCCAGCTCGCGCAGCATGTCGCACAACGAGCGCACGACGGCATAGACCGCAGCCCCGAAGGCATCGAGCAGAGCGAGCTGTGGTGCGACCGGGTCGACCTCGCAGGGGATTTGGCTTTCGTCACAACATCCGCCGAAGATCAGTTGCTCGCAGCCGACACGCGCACAGCCCACGGTGACGGCGCCGTAGATCGGCGCCGGGAGTCTCTGCGCCTCCAGGGTGTTGTTATATGGCTCGCCCTCGGGCAACAGGCTGCGCAGTTGGCAGATGAAATCCCACTCGTTGATATCACACGGCGAGGGGCCGCAGCATCCGTCGGGAATGTAGCACTGCAGGCCAGGGACATCCGGGCCGGACAAGTTTTTTTCCGGCGGCGCCGGACAACACCAGGGTGCCTCTTGCAGGGTCATTCGTTCGCCACCACCGACACGTCGCCGAGCACCGGGAAGTTGCCGCATTCGAGCACGATGTAGGCGTCGTCTTCGCGCCGCACCGCCTCGGGAGGATCGAACGTGATCGTGACACCGGAAAAGCACGGATCACCGACCGCGGTGTAGATCGCCGATCTGATGTGCTCCTTGCATATTTTGGAGCCCACGCAAAACATGATGCGGATGTAGGTGTTGAGCGCCTTGATGATGCGGTCGATCGCAATGGCGCTGCAGCCCCGGAAGCAATGGCCGACGATGTTCATCCTGGCCGGCGTGGCGCAGGCGTAGTGGCCGCCGATGCCGACCGGCGCGAGCCCCTCGCCCTTCCCGCTGTTGCGGCCGAACATCCAGCCGTTCATTTCGTCGAGCACCTCGCCGGGCGGCACGCCATAAGGCGCGGTGGTGGCGTCTCCGTACACGCCCTCCATGAACGGATAGATGATGATGTAGCCGGGGTCGCAGCACCCTTCGCACTCGTCGGTGCAGGCGCGGGTGACACCGGGATAATACAGCGTCTGCTGGATGTACCATTTCTCGTTGGTCGTGAGCACGAGCGACGCCTCGAGCGCCAGCACGCGCGCACGCAATTGCTCGCAGGTTTCGTTGCTGGTGCCACCGATGATGCCGTTGCCGATGACAATGGCCTCGCCGTCGATGCCGGGCGTCGTCGTGCCCACCGTGAGAGTCATGCCGGGCGACAGATTGGATTCGCTGCCGCCGATGGCGGCGACCACGCGCAGCGGTGCGCGCCCGCTCGCATCGAGCAGCGTGGGATTGAAAGTCACACCGGGGTCCGGCTTGTACTCGCGCGAGGCCTCACCAATCAGACGGATGTTGCCGGGGATCGGCGCCGCCGGCTCGCCGGTCAGCGCGACGTAGCCCTTGGCGCGAGTTGCGGCGCGCAGGTTGATGCCGTGCCGCGCGGCGTAGCGCACGAGGTTGTCGCAACACATCGTGGCCGGATCGTTCTCTTTGAGCGCCTGTGTCACCCAGCCGTGCATCAGCGATGTCGTGCCAGCCATGACGAATGCGAGCACGTCCTCGGTCGTCATCGGCAGGACCGGCGCGCCGCCGAGCAATCGCTTGCTCAACTCCGCTGTGATCTGGTCGTGCAGCTCGTCAATCGACGGTCGCGGCAGAACACAACTGATATCCGTCATCACTGCCATGTTCTTTCATCCTTTGGCATCACGCGGCTCTCGGCGGGCGGACCCACTCGAATCCCGGCCGCGACCTCGGATAGCGTTGCGCCAGCGGCGGGACTCTGTGGCGCGGTCTGTACTCCTCCCACAGATAGGTCGAATCCGGCATCGCCGTTCCCTGCACGGTGACGGCGGTATTGACGCCGCCAGGCCCGCGCACGAGGATATCCAGGCGCATGACTTGCCGGCTGATGTACCACGGATTGATTTCGATCTTTGAGGCGATGCCCCAGGCAACCAGATAGTTGATCGCGTCGTATGCAAACTCCTTGGCTTTGATCAGCGTGTCGTTGGTGACGAACGACCATCTCAAGGTCCACAATTTTGAACCGGAGCGGAAGGCTGCGCCGCGGGCAGTGACGCTCTCGCCGCCGCGAAAGGCGTCGGCCCACCAGCCGCCGAGGCGGGGATGGCCGTAAAAGTGCGGCGGATCTTCATCGCATTCGACCTGGCCGCGCGTGAACAGTTGCACGATCACCCAGCCCTTGATCCACTCGATGCGATCGAGCGTGGCCATTCGATTGACGTGCAGATGCGGCTCGCCCTCCTCCAAACCTTCGCAGTTGGGCGGCCGGCACAATGGAATGCGGCGGCTGGCAATCGGCGGACGAAACGGCGGATAGTTGCGCGTGCGGCAGCGCGGTGGTGGCGGAGCGCACAGATGCTGAGGCGGATTATACTGAACGACCATTTATCTTGCCTCCAATGCGGCGACGCGGTTGCGCAGTGCCTTCACTTCCTGCAACAGCAGAGGCACAAACTTGCTGTAGTCGACCATCCACGGAACGGCGACGTCGCCTCCCGGCGCGTCCTCTCCTGGAGCAACCGCCTCCGGGTAGACCGGGTGCGTGTCCTGCGCCGACACGCCGTGATGCCACGCGTCGGGCGAGCCCTCGTAGGTGTACTCGAACGGCTGCAGAGCGTCGATGATCGGGCCGGCGTCGAACGGGCGCTCCGCCGCCTTCAGCCGCGCGTCCGACGTGGTGAGGAACTGGATCGTGTTGCCGTCGGGCGAATGCATGCCGCCAATGCTCGCATTCGCCGCATTGCCGCACGCCACGAACCACCCGGTGCTCTGCGCGGCCCGCAGCGAGAGGCCGTACTGCGTGCCGGCGCCGCTGAACCCGACATTGAGAGCCGAGGCCCAGCCCACGATGGGAGTGCCTGGGCCGGCGAGGTTGAGGGCGTTGGTGGTGAAGGTCGCGAACGGGTTGTTGTTGGTGCGGATGACGAATGGGTTGTTGGAAATCGTGCCGATGAATCCGCCGCCCGTGTCGGCGCCGAGATAAATTTCCTGCGTGCCATTTGAGAACGTTCCATAAGCGCCGCCAGCGCGCAGCACATAGAGCGAGGCGGTTTGAAAAATCGGATTAACCGCCGCGTCGATCTGCGCGCGAATGGTTCCCGCCGTCCACAGCACGCCGCCGGTGCTGAACTGCGGGACGTTGCCGGCGGCGGTGCCGACGTTCTGTGTCGCCGCCGTGCCAAGTCCCAATGTGGTGCGTTGTGCTGCGGCATCGGCGCCGCCGAGCAGCGCGCGCCCGGCCGTTGTGGCGTTACTGAATGTCCACGACGCGCCGTCACCGGAAACGGTGATGTCGCCCTTGTTGCCGTCCGTCACCGATGGCCCTGGTGGCCCTGGATCACCTTGCGGTCCCGGCGGTCCCGCGGCGCCCTGGTTGCCTTGCGGTCCTTGTTGACCGGAATCGCCCTGCGGCCCAGCCGGTCCGGTCGCGCCGGTCTGTCCCTGCGGCCCGGCATCACCGCGCTCGCCTTGCGGCCCGGTCTCACCTTGCTCGCCTTGTTCGCCCTGGGGTCCGGTCGCGCCCGTCTCACCTTGCGGCCCCATAGGTCCGGTGGCGCCGATCTCACCTTGCGGGCCTTGCGGCCCGACTTCACCTTGCGGTCCCTGAGCTCCGGTCGCGCCAGTCGGGCCGACGTCGCCTTGTGGCCCTTGCGGACCTTGTTGACCGGGCGGCCCCTGAATCGATCCGCCGCTGATCCATTCGGTGCCGTCGAAAATCCACAACGAGTCGTCGGCCTCGACGATCCACGCATCTCCCTGTTCAGCCGTCGGCGGCAGATCGGCCGCCGTTGGCACCGTGCCTTTCATCGTGATGCCGGTGCCGGCGGCGCCCTGCGGCCCCTGTTCGCCCTGCGGGCCCATTGGCCCGGTGGCGCCAGGTGTACCCTGTGGGCCCTGCGGCCCGGTCGCGCCTTGCGACCCCGGCGGTCCGCCGCCGCCACCACCGCCGCCAGCTTCGAGCGCCGCGACGCGCGATGCGACATCGAGCAGTGACACGCTACCCGGCTGACC